CCCTGATTTTTTGTTCAAGATAAAGTTTTTTGTAATCCATTTTGTTTTCCTTTTATTTAATTTGTTACCCTTAACATTCTGTAACCTGTTCCGCCGCTGTCGACGTCTCCTACTTCTATTGTTTTGCCATTTACCCCTCCAACTCTTAAAGCAATAGGATTATCACCAGTAGCTCCATAACCTATCTGTATTCCTCCTGGTGCAGATTCGCCAATTGTAACTTTGTCATTAAAATTTACATTCATTAAATTAATATTACCATTATCAGCGTTATTTCTTGCTCTAATGTATTGATCATTACCTAACCAAAGCGCAGTTTTACTTGAAATATCTCCAGAATGTAAATCAATACCTTCGTACATATCTCCAATACATCTCAAGAAAGTATGTACATTAGCATCACAAGAAAATCCAGCTCTCCATTCATAATTATTACCAAATCCAGGGTTATGTCCAATATAAACAGCTTCAGTTCCGGTGTTATCTGTAGCTACATCCCACCCTAACGCACCATTTTGAATACATATTCCAGCTACGTCGTCATAGGGCCAGTTATATCTCTCGAAACGTGGAAGAGCCGTAACACGAATACCATAAAGAACACCTCTATCATTTGCTGTTATTGTGGGTTCATCTCTAATTGTAACATCTAACCCGATTACACCTTTAAAGTTTGTGTTATCTCCTTTTCCTTCCGTGTAAATAGCAAGAGCAGGAACTAAACTACTGGGAACAGTGGTCGTGGAATAAGCCAAGAGGTTATAAGCATTCGGCCACCATAAACCATATGAAAAGGGGGCTGATGGGTAGTCCACAGCAGTATCTTTTATTCTGAAGGGATGATTTGCTCCGGTCTGGTTGCTTGGAGTTATATAGGTTCCTACATCGGTGAATAAACTACCACCTCCTAATGTCTCAATCTTGTCATAAACAGCGTTTTTAGACGGTGCTATCGTTGTTACTCCATTCCAGCCAACACCATAAACGATGTCGCTGATTTTGGCGTCACCATAAGTCTTGACGGCATGACCATCAGGAAGATTTGATCCGTCAGTCAAAATATCCTCGGCAGCCCTGAGAGCAGCAGAGCTCAGTCCTAAAGAACTTCGACCGGTAGTCGCCACCAGATTCGTACTACCACCATCCCATTGACGACGCTCAGTGTATGCCGTATTCCAATTTCCTGAGTTGTTGGCAATCGATGTATCCCAGGCTGACCCTGTTGAGAGGGCAATGCCTGCACCGGGGTAAGTCATACTATCTGGAATATCCCAGGTGGGGGCGGCAGTAACCCCATTAGCCTTTAGATATTGACCACTGGTACCCAAAGCGAGTTCTGTTACATCACCAAGATTATTACTATAAAATAACCGCCATGCTGTCTGGGCTATAAAATCAGTAAGATTATCGGGAACTGTCTGGTCCCCGGTATTGGAACCCGACAAAGTTAAACCAGAATCCTTGATGAGCTTTCCGGTTGTGCCATCGAAGAAAACCACACGATTATTTACGGCTGAGGCTGGGCCGACTACATCACCACTACCTTCGCCCCAATGAGCATCACCATAAGTCTTAATAGCAGCACCATCAGGAAGATTTGATCCGTCGTCTGTTAACGTATCTTCTGCATTGCGAGAAGATGCTGTCCCAAGGGTAGGCTTGTTTAGAATCTCTGTGTCTCCGTAAGTAGCTTCCCAGTCAGCATTGACATTGAGTTCTCCTAAACCAGAAAAACCACTACGCAGAATTACATCACTCCCGGTGCCAAGATTACCTTGATAGACCTCTAGTCGCTGTTTAATGGCAACACAAAAATCAGTCAGCGCAGGATCATCTATACGTGGCACTGGTGGAATTGCTTTAAATGTGGTTTCTCTAGTCATTAGTTGAGCTCTGCCATCGATTGTCCCACTTTCACATTAACTACCTTGCCAATGCCTTTTATTTCAATTTCCCAATTTTTCCCAGTCCCGGGGGGGAGCCTAAAAGGATTTGTAGAATTAATGGCTCTAGTAAAAAACAGTGTGTCGTCTTTGTAAATATTCAACATGGTAGTATTATATTTAAATAATATCGGTATCTCTATGCCATACTTTTGCCCGTTTTCGTCTACATAATGAAAATCGTTTTTGTCTGCATAATATTCTAATTCATGTGCCTTATCTGAAAATGCAGATACAAGGGTTAAGGAAGTGTCGGTTTCAATAGACGCGATTTCTCTATATTCCTTTGTTGCACTGCTAAAAAGTACATATTTCGTTTTAAGTTCTGTAGTAAAACTTGTTCCTGTCCCAATAATTGTCGTATCGGAAGAAATAATTTGACCCGTTCCTGTTATATCTTCGACAAAATCACCATCTATTTTCATGCAGGAAAAAAAGGCATATGAGGTTACAAAAATTTTAGATTTCCATTGATGCATCAAAAAATCTTCTGTTATTCCACTAGTTCCAGTAGTTATTCTATTATCTCCCGCCTCTGTTATTCTATTATCTCCCGCCTCTGTTATAAGATTTTTACTAATTTCAAGATTATTAAATCCTTCCCATTCTTTAACGTAGTATGTTGATCCGCTTTTGATGAGAAGGTAAAGAGTATCATCAATTAAATCTACATAACCTCCATAAACAGATAATCCCGATTCAAGTGTAAATTTGGTATAGAATTGAAATTCTGATCTAAAATTAATTACGAATCCCTCGTTTGTTCCTTCAAAAAAAGCATAATATTTATCATCATACAAAAAAGCTATTATAGTCTTATCATAACTTATCAGATTAGTTAAAACATCTCTCCATTGTTCTTTGGTAAATATATTCTCAGTAACATTTCTGTTGCCCTCATCACTAATCATATAAAGACCATCGGGAGACGGATATAAAACAAATCTTGGACCATTGACCATAGCCCTGGAAAACAAACATGCTTGTTGATCTGGCTGTTTTTCTATGGATACATTCTGAGGATCATATCCATTGACTTTGTAAGGATAGCCCTCTGTCCCTACCACTATTGTCGTTCCATACCAACCTATTGATTTTATATCAAAATCTGTAGTCACTATATAATTAAAGGGATAACCATAATGAATATAGGGTTCTGAAAGATAAACTTCTTTTCCTCTATAGCCAACAGTTACACCATTTGGTAACGTAATTATACCTTTTAGATCATCGGGAGGCTGTATATAATCAGTGCAAGATATTACTTCACCCAAATCGGCATCATCACTAATTTCATCATCTTCAGTGTCTATGTCGTTCCATATGCCGCCATTAGTTGATATCTCCGCGGGGGTTATATAATCCGTTGATTCGCAATCTTCCATAATTTTGGTTACAAGTTGAAAATCTGTTCCATCAATTCCGGTGGCAGTTCTATAGATTCTAATTCCTACAATATTATAATTTGAGGGTACTGGAATTTCAAAATTTCTTAACTCTACATATTGCCCTTCGCTGATATCAATGACCGCCGTTGGATCGCTTGGCTCTCCCTCATATCCCCAACCTGTCACAAAAGTATAAATATAAGAAATTGAGCCGGAAACATCTCCAATTGTTTCTTTTAACGTAAAATTATCAAAATCAGCGCTTGAATCACTTGCTACTGCAACTATTCTATAACCACCTGTTGTAGTAGCAGTCCATTCGAGAGTTTTTCCTGTTTCGTCTGTTGATACGGTACCTATTGTTTGAATTCCATCAAAACTTTTTATTATCCAAGTTGAGACAAGATTGGCTATATCAAAAGTCATCTTATAACTTTTCCCAATTGTGGTGGGAGCAGAAGTTACAGGGCAGGTACAATATTGATCTACTGCTGAAGCTGTTATGGTAAGATCATCTGTCTCATCGTAGGCGTCCAAATCAACATTTACCCAAGCCGAAGCAGCAGAAAAGTCACGATCTTCTTGATTAGGCATTAGTTCGGAACGGGATGATTCTTTTGCTACAGCATTAAAAAAACTTGTTGGCTTAGGAACACCAAGATAATAAGCTGTGTTTGGAATCCCGTAAGTGTTAGCTCCGTCGTTAGACGCTAAAGTAAAATTCGATTCCTTCGGTTTTGTTCCATCGGTATAACAAATTCTTCCCTTACTTTCCTGGATGGGTATGTTGACCCCATTGATTTCCTCCGTAGAACATAACCAAAAAACAGCCCCGCTATACTTAATAAGAAAAATACTTCTCCACGCAGTTGTATTTAAAATTTTTGCATCGCCTATTTCGTAAAATGGTTTTAAGATATTTTGAGATAGATCGGCGTTAATAGCCACCTGAGCATGTTCCGAAGGCAACTGTTTCGGATCAACTATAGGAACCTCACCTTTAAATGTGGAAATCTCTATAAGCATAATGTTCAATTAGCACTATATTGGCATTGTCGCTCCACCAGTTGTTAGTGGTCTTTTCTTTAAATTTGGATCTTCTTTCAGTTCTAATTCACGTCTCACTCCAAGTGCATTTGTAAATGCTTGATAATGAGCAACACATCGTACATTATTTGTAGTATAATCAGCGTCTTTCATATATGCTCTATAAAGAGCGTAATCAAGAAGTACATTTCTATAGATATCAGAAACTAAAATTACATCATCTATCGCTATTTCAGTAGGGACAGCACAATATATTCCCCATACAAATCCAAAAGCAGCCGCAGGTTGAGGTGGCGAAACAAAAAACTGAGTCGGGAATCTTTCATCATACATATAATATTTTACTATTGCACTTGGTGCCTTTAAATGCCAAGAACTATCTGAAGCATTTAAAATATTTATGTCTGTAAGTTTTATCATTGTGCCAGCAGTTTCCCCAGGAGAAATTCCCATATTATGAGTTATCGCCATCAACTGAAAACCTCCGGCCGGTAAAGATTGAACAGTACCTGCCGCAAGCGTAAACGACTCACTTTTTATATAAGCATCTGATTTTATGAGACTGATCTCTTTCATGCCTGCATTAATCCATGCAAGCAATTCAGACTCAGACCATCTCTCGTTTAAAGTATCGCTCAATATCGTTTCCGCATCATCAATTATTTCTTGCGCCGTTGTTATAGATATCATTTTATTAGTCTCCTAAAAAGTGTTTGAACTTACTCCATAGACAAGTCCGGGGTTGTTGAATCTTACGCTGAGACCCTGTGCCGGTAGCGCCCCCAAAAGATTGCGGGAAAATTCCTTGATAAATCTTTCATCCTCAAACGCTTTCCGACTCCAAAATTGACTATGCAATACTTCAATATCATGACTTATTTCTTCGCTTCTCTTGTTACCTGTACGTTGTTTTTCAACATTTGTACCCAGATTCGCTAAGGCCCTGCGCCATATACAATCATGAATTTCTGGTGGATGAGGCGGGTAAGTGCTATCATCCCATGTATCAAGATCCGGGTATGTTTTTTCAACTCGGATATTGATATTATATCGCTTGTCTGCCGGATTACTAAACATTAGAAAATGCTCAGGAGAAGAATCAATTTGTGAGTATCCATACCGTTCATATCGCCATTTATTTGGCCTGCCTATGCTGGCCCAATAGCGTCGATCTGCAATGGAGACTTCTTCAGTCATCGGAACAGCAGGATACATATCGAAGGTAGCCGCAAATATTTGCTTAATTGTCCAGAGGTAATCAGCGACCACCGGCGCTGCCGGCTCTATGGTTGAGTGGGGAATTTTGACACCACAATGGTAAATCTTACCACCGCCTGTATAGGTATCATAATCAGTAGAAACGATAGCATTCTGGTCATTAAGCTGATAAAGTTCCAGGGTAGTCGTATCTGGACAGTTGAGCCTAAAAACCCGCCGGTTAAGCTGGTCCATGCCTTTAAACCCATTAACAAACACAATATCGTCATTCTGGAATCCATGGCCGGTTACGCCCGTATCGTGTGACACAGCAGTTAAAACGCATGGATTTGCCTTGGTAGCAGCGCTGACATTCGCATAGGCCCTAGTAAATAGCTCATTATAGCTTTCACGCATCCATGCAAGGGGAACAACATCAATAGCCATTATCTCCCTATTGGCACTTATCAGGGCATCCTGAATCAGCTCATTAAGAGCTTCAGAGACCAGATCGGCCTTTATGAAATTGCCGCACTTATCTCTAAGGACCAGGTTTGATATACGGGTAGCCATAATTCATCACTCACTCATCCATATTGACCGGATATTCTTTGTTGTCTTCTTCGACGGGTTCTCCCGTCTCGGCATCTCCTGCTATCATGAAAGTGCAATTTGCAGGCATTTTCTCTGTGCCGAAGCATTTTTGCCACTTGGCAATAACTAGATCCTGTATCCCAAGGCCCATTAAGTTGATGTCTGCTACATTATCCTCAAGCCACTTTCGCAGCCTTTTTTCACCTGCTACCTGAAATTCCATACCTACCTTAAATACTGTGAGGGGATCTACCTTGAATCCGAGGTCCGCCTTGTCCTTTTCGGTCATGGCCGGGCCGAGGACTAAACCATGGCTATCACATTCGATCATGTCTTTCCGTGTAGCCAGAGCAGGGGTCCATCCGAAGAGTCTCAACTTATTTTCGCCTAATTTCTTTAAATACCTTGCCATCACATGTCTCCGTTAATGCTAATTGAACGGGAGAAGCTAATCTCCCGCCCAAGAATTTAAGGTTTATAAAGTCTACGCGCCGTAAATACCGACTATTGACCAGACCCATTCACCTGTTGCCAGTACGTCTGTTAAGATTTTGAGGTCAGCCGTGTTGGCTGCGGAATGGAAGTTGCCCTCAGTGCCAGCTGCTACGACGCCTACAGTTACAGTGCCGGCAGCAGCAGTCAAATCCACGGCTGCGTCAAACTCCGTACCAGCTGCTTCGCCTAAACTGCATGTGCTTGCAGATGCATCCGGCGTCACAGTCCTAAAAATGGAATAAAGAAATACGCACCCAGCCGGAAAATCTATCAACTGCAAAATATCGTCAATAGCGAATTCCGATGCAGCAGCCGGTGTTGCGTGTCTTGCGATAGCCGCTGCCACATTGAGCGTATGCTCCAACCTGAAAAAGCCACCATCTGCCAATTTATCCCAGGGGATAGCGGCTCCACCTACTGTTTCATCGTATATTGCCATATTATTGTCTCCTATTGAGCGCCGGAGGATGTCCCTCGACGCCCATGTCAATTAACCCTTTTTCGCCACAAAGTGACCAATGCCTTTGCCGTTTACGACCTTGTAACCGTAGACCTGTAGGCCCCGGATCAAGTCTCCGAAGTCGTCCTGATTCTTCAGGGTCTCGTGCTTTACGATCTGGGAAGCAAAGGTTAAGCAAGAAGGATGCCCAAAGATCATATTCCACTCTTCAGGGGTCGTCCCGTTCTTGGCAATGTTATTGCTCCGGTAAATGGTAAACCTGTCAATAGCACCTATCCTTCCATTCCGAAGAATAGAGGTCCCGTCTCCTGCAAGGCTGGCGTCTTTAAGGTCGCTCTTCTTTACCATGCCACAAAAAATAGGAGGCATGATCTGCCATCTTGCCGTATCTGGAACATTCTGCTCATCCAGAACGGTCCCCATATCCACAAGGAAATCCAGGATATTGGTTTTGTCCACTGCTGCGGGAGTTCCGGTTACGCCCATATTTATATTTCCAGACTCAGCCCCGGCACTGGCTCCCGAGTTATCAGAATCTGCTTCCGAGTAAATATTGGATAGAATGCCACTGTCAATGGTTTTCGCCATCTGCTGGCCAGCATCGTCCGTCCACTTCTCAACATAGGCCAAATCTGACTGAACTTGCTCAACCTTGTTAACCGCAAAGGCATAATAATGCCCCTTGTCAATATCCAGCTCAACATCGGAGGTCACGGGACGCTCATAATTCAACCCCTGGCCTATAATGTAATCACTGATAGTGATATCAGGTACTACCCGGATATGAACTTTGTCTCCGTATTTGGTGATCTCACCTTGATAATCAGTGTTCGAAATTGCAGCAAAAACAGTCGAAAGATAGAATTTTACAACCATCTTCCCCGCCCATATTTCCTACTACCTAAAAAGGTAGCCAGACTATCGCATCAATCCGTATCTTTTTTACGCGAAAATCGCTTATAGCAAACGGAACAATAACCCTTAGCCTCATGTGGTTTTTCTGTTGTACCACAATCAAGGCAACAATCATGATTCGTTGACCAAAAATGATATCCTTCGCAATTTTTTATCTTACGGATTGCCGCTTCGTTTAGTCGTTGCGGGTCGGCTTTCATAGCTTTCATCTCTTTGTTGGCGCACTGTTTCGGGAGTTCCGCAAACTGCATGCCCTGCTTTCTCAGATGATCTTGTATCCATATAGCCAAAAGAGCTTGCTCTCTTTTTATATACATATGATTAGCTATATTTTGGAGAAATGGCCGTAATTTTCTTCCCTGAAGATCCCATGTAATAGCATTCTGCCAATTAGGATTCTTTTTGTTGAGATTCCGGTAACCCAAATGACCACCATGATTTTCTTTAAGCATATCAAGAACAAAGCTACAATTTTCGGTTAACGTTATTCTTGCCCTTGGTATAATATACAACGGATTACCTTTTATCCTTTTATCTCTAAACAACCTTGCATCGATACAACCTTCTCCATCTACAAGCCCTGCTATGTACTTCCAACTTAAACGCTTCATAGGATTATCTCCTGAACTGCGTGTGTTGTTTTTTAGCCGTTCCCTCTGGTTCCAGCACCCGAAGTCCGGTTCCAGTTTTTTAGAAGCGGTTTTACATCCCCAAAATTATAGGCTAGGGATATAAGTCCCAGACATACTTGTCATTCCTGATGCCACGGCATAATTTGCCATAATTAGCTCCTTCCCGGAATTACTCTCTTTTGATTCTGCCTTCTTTTTGAGCATTCCAGATATCTTGTTCTGTTTGTTTACGTTCTTTTTCTTTGTTTCTGTACTTGCCTTTCTGAACATCAACGTAGAACTTATTGACTTGTGTTACTGTCCAGGTTTTTTTCTGCACAGGAGCACTAGATGCCCCTGCGCCTTTAGCCGGAGAAATATGAGGCTTTGGAGCCACAGGCTTCCCTGTTTTCGACGGAGAAACCCCCGGACTTGGACTTTTGGAAACCGCAAAGTCATTAAATATTTCAGTAACTACTGCTGCGTTCAGATCAGTTTGTGCTTTCTGTAAAATCTGCCGGTGAGTCATGCCAGTGTACGGAGCACTTTTGTCCAGCCAGTTGTTGAATTCAGGACTTTTGTTGATAGCATCCCAGTTAGGAATAGCATCAACCCTATCCCAAAATCTATTCTCTGCCGTTCTTGCCTGGCCGTTCTGAACATCTGTCATGCTCTGCATAAGAGGCTGTACCTGACTCTGAACTGCACTGTTTATAATCTTTCCAAGAATTTCAGGGTCAACGGTTGCCCGTAATTCCTCAAGTTCTTCTTCGGAAAGACATTCCTGCGCAATCTTGCCAGTATCAACTTTTGGCTGTTCGGGAGACTTGCTTCCCTCTTTCAGCTTTTCCACTTCCGTCTGAAGAGTGCCAATAATTTGGCCAAGCTCGTTACTGTGTCCCCGTAAATCTCTATTTTCGGCAATAAGCCTGGGAACTTCAGCATCGTACTTGCCCTGTAAGACATCAAACTTATGCTGATAGTCTACCTCAGCACTTACAGGGGGTTCAGACGGTGGTGTAGCCGGT